ATTTGTATCAAACTGATGGTCAAGGCAATGTTAGCGATACCAGAAGAAGTTGAGAAAAGGTATGCTATACAATATACGATGCCTGTTGACATAGAATTAAAAATAGGATACAACTGGCTTGACTTAACTGAAGTCAATGTGTAGAATCAATCTACGCAACCCTAATCGTAATGGAGAATCGAATGGGAAATCTTGTAAATAATGAACTGGACTCTTTAGTAGCGGCGTTTAATTCTGATGATGAAACTGCTTTGATGGCGGCTTCTGGGCAACAGACTCAGCAGAAGCAAACGGGCTTACCAAGACTAAATATTAACTATGATATGGAAACGGAAGATGGCATCGCTTTGACGCGAGGTGATTGGAAAGTTTATATAGATGGTAGGTTCTTGTACGCTCACACTGTGCAGGTAAGACCTATCTTACGCACCTTCGAATATAGTTTGTGGGACGCAGACGAAGGGGCTTTTATGTGTAAGTCTGTTCAGAAACCCACTATATCAGGGGACTTTCCTGATTCGGATGGTACGAATAAATGTGGTCGTCTCCGCCGTGATGAAGAAGAGACCGCATCAGAAGAAGCGCAGATGCGTTCCCGTGCTGTAGTTTGTAATCAAGTTATCTATGGTCAACTGTCAGGTAACTTCAAAGCCGCAGATGGAACGGAAGTAACTTTAGATGCCCAGCCCATTGTGGCTTACTTCAAACGTTCGGGGTACAAGCCGATTGGAGACTTCATTGATGGGTTATCTCGTCAGAAAAAACTGATGCAACGTCAGGTTATAAATCTAGCAACATCTAAGGCTAAGAAGGGCAGTGTTACCTATTGGATTCCTGTTCCTACTTTGCATGGTGAAGTTGCTATTACAGAGGCTGATAAACAACTGATGGGTATGTTTGCTGATACTGTATCTGCACATAATAATTATGTGATGGGGCAGAATCGTGAAGCCACTAAATTGATGGGTGGCGGAGACTTTGATTTAGCAGACGATTTTACTGATGTTGACGCTGCTTAGTATCCAAGACTTTTTGGATAAAGCAAGCAGGGGGGAACTTGATGTCTCCCCTGCATCGCTTGAGGAATTTGAAAAAGACTGTCGTGAGGCTGCTGCTAAACAGTTAAAGCGTGAGAAGCGCGAATGGTACGTTCGCATGTCTGGTCTTGGTCGGCCTATGTGCCAACAAATGTTGGACAGGGACGGTGTAAAGGAAGAAATGGAATACAACGCTGTGTTCCGCTTTTTGTTTGGTGACCTGACAGAGGCAGCAATGATGCTTGTACTGCGGGAAGCTGGTGCGGACATTAGAGGCGCACAGGAGAAGTGTTCTTTACATTTTGATGGGTATATAGTCAGAGGTACGCTTGACCTCATCCTGCGCGATTCTATGGGCATTGACAGGGTGTGGGACATTAAGTCTTCTAGTGATTGGGCATTTAAAAACAAATGGACGGGCGGATACGAAAAGTTACTTGAGGAAGACCCGTTTGGGTATATCATGCAGGGTTTCTTGTACGCTGAAGCAATGAACATGCCATTCGGTGGTTGGCTTGTTGTAAATAAATCATCTGGTGAAATACTTGAAGTGCCTGTTCCTGAGTGGCACGATACAGATAAACATAAGTATTTGAAAGAAGCAAAGCGTCGCGTAAAGGTACTAAATGACCCTGACGCATCGTTCGTAAAGTTTGAACCAGAAGATGAGACCTATCGTAGACAAGGACAGATTATCAAGACGGGTAACAAGATACTACCTCGCGTATGTGGATTCTGTGGTTACCGCGCACATTGTTGGCCTGATGCAATACTACGAGAAAAAGTAACCTCACAGGCTAAGAACCCCCCTAAAACGTGGTATACTAGATTAAAAAAGAAAGAAATCTAATGCCGTACATCTTGATGAGAGAATACGATATAGACCTAATGGCTTTGAACGATGACTTGCACCATGCGTATGTTGAATCACATACAGGTACAGGGGGGGAAAGACGTGTCGTATATCTTCGTCAAAATGAAAAGGGATTACCTATCACACTCAGGGAGAATTACTCTGATGATGGGTTTCTACGTGCAGAAACGTACGAACGAGACGCACGTACCGTCGAGAATGAATTACTAAAAATAAGACAACTATCTAATCAAGGGGCAAACATTTGCGTACCACTAGCACCGCTCACAAAAGAACTAGATGCTATTCAAAGACTATCCCCAAAACTCGCCGGGTATCTAAAACAAAGACTAAATTCGATAAACCTAATAGTATGAAACGTAAATTTGCAAATAGAAAATCAGGGTATCGGTCACAGTTTGAACTTAGCTTGGCTCGTAGTTTGAAAGAAAAGAACATACCGTTCGAGTACGAAACAAAACGACTGACGTACATACCTGACCCTAAAACATACACTCCAGACTTTTACCTACCAGAGACAGACATCTACGTTGAGGCAAAAGGCGAGTTATCTAAGCCAGACAGAGTGAAGATGATTTTGATAAAGAAGCAGCATCCTGAACTTGACATAAGGTTTGTTTTTATGAATTGTCGTAATAAGATATACAGGGGAAGCAAGACAACGTACGCTGATTGGTGTATCCGACATGGATTTGATTGGTCAGAGAAACACATACCAGCCGAATGGTTAAGAAAGGCAGACAACGATGAGTGATGATATAAAGAAAAAAGTAGAAGCAGCAAGTCTGCTACCTGACAGGTATTATCTAATCATGAACTACGAAGACGAAGACTCGTTTTCTATGACAGCGTATGACACAACAAAAGGCGACGTGAATATGGAAAACGTACCCGCTGGCATGGTCATGTTGTCTGGTATGATTGAATTAATGGAAAATGATTTTGACCGTATATGGGATGCAGGCATTGCTCGTCTCAGCTTTATTGCAATGGCAGAGTCTTTTAAACCAGAAAGCAAAAACGGGGAAGAAGCGATTAATAAGATTGTTGCGCGAGAAGATAATATTGTGAAAGTAAATTTCGGAGAAACGCAGTGACAAGCTACATGAATATAATGAAAGAGATAGAAGAAAACGAACAAGCAGGCAAAGAGGCATACAGCGGCTATGATATGGTCAACAAACCAATTCACTATAATCAGGCAGGTATCGAGTGCATTGAGGCAATCAGGGCGGCGACGGGTACAGGCTTTGAACAATACTTACAAGGGAACATCATCAAGTACGTCTGGAGATACAGATACAAAGGCAAATTACAAGACCTCAAAAAAGCCCACTGGTATCTTGAAAAGTTAATAGAAGAGAAGACAGAATGAACTGTTGGCATTGCAAGACAGAATTAATCTGGGGATGTGACCACGACATGGAAGAGGAAAGTTTGTACTTCTCTATGGTTACAGACCTACACTGTCCAAACTGTGGCAGTGAAGTTTCAGTATACTTACCAAAGGAAAGAAAAGAAGATGAGTAATATGTTACCTAGCCCTTATCAGCAATTCATACACAAGTCACGATACGCTCGTTGGCTTGAGGAAGAAGGACGTAGAGAAGATTGGCACGAGACTGTTGACCGATATGTAAACTTCATGGTCAATCAACTTCAAGGCAAGCACAACTATAAGCTATCAAAGAAAGACCAAGAAGACATACGTGATGCTATTTTAAATTTGGAAATCATGCCAAGCATGAGAGCCATGATGACATCAGGGCCAGCATTAGTTCGTGATAACGTGTGTGGTTACAATTGTTCGTACATTCCTGTGGACAGTCCCCGTTCGTTTGATGAGTGTATGTACATTCTTATGTGTGGCACTGGTGTTGGATTTAGTGTAGAGAGAGAATGTGTTAACAACTTACCTGTTATATCTGATAACTTTAATACCTCTAGCACCGTTATTACTGTAGCAGATAGTAAACCGGGATGGGCAAAAGCTTATCGTGAATTGATTGCATTATTGTATGCAGGACAAATTCCTTCTTGGGATACGTCTAATATTCGCCCTGCAGGTGCGCGGTTGAAAACTATGGGCGGCAGAGCCAGTGGTCCACAACCTTTAATTGACCTCTTTAACTTTACTATTAAGGTATTTAAAAAAGCAGCAGGACGTAAGTTGTTTCCTATTGAATGTCATGACCTCATGTGTAAGATTGGTGAGGTAGTGGTAGTAGGTGGTGTGCGTAGAAGCGCACTTATAAGCTTGTCAAATCTCAACGATGACCAGATGCAACACGCTAAATCTGGAGAATGGTGGGACGAACCGGATAAGCAAATATATCGGAATGGTCAACGGTCGTTGGCAAATAATTCTGTGGCCTACAAAGGTAAGCCAGATATTGGTACGTTTATGAGAGAGTGGGTTGCGTTATATGAAAGCAATTCTGGTGAACGAGGTATCTTTAACCGTGAAGCTGCAGACAAACAGGTGGCACGTAACGGCAGACGTGAAGTAGGACATATGTGGGGTACAAACCCGTGCAGTGAGATTATTTTGCGTCCATATCAGTTTTGTAACCTCTCTGAGGTCGTTGTGAGGTCTACTGATACCCTTGAGGACTTGCTGAGGAAGACGAGAATAGCCACTATTGTAGGTACAATACAGTCTACGCTCACTGATTTCAAATATCTGAGGAATGTATGGAAGAAGAACACAGAGGAAGAAAGATTGTTAGGCGTGTCCTTAACTGGTATCATGGACCACTCCGTTCTATCCAAAACCGTAGACAGCAAACGCTGGCTAGAGAAGATGAAAGAAGAGGCGGTAAGAACGAACGAGAAGTATGCGAACATGCTTGGAATCCCAGTGTCCGCTGCAATCACTTGTGTAAAGCCGTCGGGTACTGTGTCACAACTCGTGGACGCAGCTAGTGGTATTCACGCTCGTCACAACGACTACTACATTCGTACTGTTCGTGGTGGTAACTCTGACCCTCTTACTCAGTTCATGAAGGAGTCAGGGGTGTACAACGAACCTGACGTTACGAAACCTGATACAAACACTGTGTTCAGCTTTGCTATGCAATCCCCTATGGGTGCAGTGCTTCGTACCGACATGTCTGCCATAGAGCAGCTAGAGTTGTGGAAAACGTACGCCCTGCATTGGTGTGAACACAAACCTTCTGTAACTATCTCCGTCAAGGAAGAAGAATGGATGAATGTAGGTGCGTGGGTGTACAAGAACTTTGACGTGGCATCAGGTGTGTCTTTCTTGCCACATAGTGAACACATCTATAGACAGGCTCCGTATCAGGATATAGAACGCGAAGACTATTTGGAATGGCAGCAAGCGTACAAGCATGTTAGTCTTGATTGGAATAAGTTGACAGAGTTTGAAAAAGAAGATAATACTACAGGGTCACGTGAATTGGCATGTACTGCTGGCGTATGTGAAGTTGTTGACTTGAGTGCAGCGTAGGGGAAGACTCATGAATCTTGAACCATGTGTGGCAGACCGCAAGAAGTTTGACCTAGACCTTCAGTATGGAAAGGTACGCGAGAAGCGTGTCGCTGATATGCTGCAAGACAAGAAGATAGAAGTCAAATCAGAACGTGACATGTGGGTACGTACTGGTAACATTGCTATTGAGTATGAGTGCTACGGCAAACCCAGTGGCATAAATAAGACAGAGGCAGACTACTGGTTTCACAACCTCTGCATAGGGAGCGATACATTTGCAACACTTGTGTTTGATGTGCCGTCTCTCAAGCGTATCATTGACAACCTAGATAACAAACGTATTGTGTCGGGGGGAGACAATGGTGCTGCACGGATGTACTTATTGAGTTTGCAAAAGCTATTCTCAACAGACGTATTCAAGGCATACAAAGATGGCACAAAAGAAGGCTAAGTTATTTTCTCTGGAAGCAAACCTGCTTACCAGTGGCAATGTAGAGATACTGTGGGATGGGGTTGACCCCGATGATTTCGAACGCGAAATGAATTTAGGGATGCCAGAGTACGAAGGTTCGCACAGTGTAGCATCCCTAATTAGGTACTTGCGTACAATCGGTGATGAAGTGATGGATAAGTCTAGGACATACGTGTAGTACGTTTAGTTTTTCTTTTTACTTTTTAGTAAAGCACCAACTATTTTATCGAAGTCTTTTTGTTCTTCTTTAGTAAGTTCAGAGTCTAACTTACCTTTTATTATTTCGTAAGCACTTTTAAGTTCTTCTGGAACGTTTCTTATAACGTCGCCACCTTCTGCCATAAAGCCCATCTTATTACGAACTTTCTTTGGCAAAGCTGCTGCTCCCGGATTTGGCGGGGGCTTTAGTTTGCCACCATTTGCCATTTTTAATTTAGGTGTTTGCATCATTTCTGTTTGCATGTTGTTCATCTGACCAGATGTCATGTTGCTTGCTTGATTCTGCTGCTGTTGTGTAGCAGTCATCATTCCACCCCCGTAGGCTTTCCTGCGGGTTTTCTTTTTAGTAGCTTTGCCGCCGTACATCATTGGCTTACGACGAGTCATGCCACCATACATCATACCCTTACGTGGGCCATTATTGTACGTTTTCATATTTATCTCCAATTAAGGGGCTGTTATATCAAGGCTTGGTAGTATAAGGTCACCTGCGCCACCACCCAAGCCGATTTGACGCATTTCATTTGGATTTAATCCTGTGAACTCTCTTCCTGTTCTTTGTATATCTGCAGGAGTTGCATTTACAGTGTAACGTCTGTTTTCTGTATCTACAATCTCTTTTGTCTCAGTGCCTTGCGTGTGATACAACCTTGCTGCAGCATTGATAAGCGCACGTCTGAATGCAGCATCACGTTTAGGGTCAAGAGGACGACCGGTTCGAACCATCTCTGCAAAGGCTCTGCCGACTTCTATGTCTTCAAGAGCAAGCATAAAGAACTCGAAATCCTTTTTTCTTATACCCTGTAATGCAGCTTCCGTACCTAAATAAGGTGCGCCGATAATGCCACGATTAAAGGCGTACATACGGCTAACAAAACTCTCCGGTGAAAGGCCACGAGGTATGCCCCTTATGGATATGTTCTGCCCACTGAACACTGTATTTTCTGTTTCAGATAAGAAACCTGACATAGCTTCTAAAATCTCGTAGCTGTCATCCCCCAGTATTTCTTTCATAAGTTTGCGCTGTTCGTCAGTTTCTCCTAACAAACGTACGATTTCAGACCGTGATTCGGCAACTATATCTGTCTCAACTATACGCACACTTTCGTCTTGTGACACAACACTTTCTGCACGTTTCCTACCTGTGGGTTTAAATACTCTTTTGCGAAGGTGACGTACAACAGCATCTTTAATTACTTGTTTTGCTGCAGCTTCATCCATTGTATCTAAAGAAGAGAGAGTTGCTGTGATTTGCCTGTATCGGCTAGTACCCCCATCTAAAATAATACTTCCAATGTCATCCGCGCTATTTACGTCGGGCAACATACCCCTTAAAAACGATACCGCCTCATCTAAATTTTCTTTTCTTTTCTTTGCGGGAGCGGCAAACTTATCGATTGCAGTGTTAATTTCTGCACTTACTTCTTTTTCTATTTTTTTAGCCGCCTCTGCTGATACAGAACTTTGCCAAGAACCATACGTATCATCCATGTGTTTAGTCGGATTTATTAAAGAAATTTCCCTACCGTTAGCGTCTAACATTTTAAAGTTATCTTCAATTTTTCTGGCTGCTGCCATCATGTCCTGCATAGTTGCGCCATTTTCCATCATCTCTTTTAATTTTTCACCCACAAAAGCTGAAAAGTAAGAACGGAATGTCTCTGTGTCAATGTCGCCCTGTACAAGTCTGTAACCTATGGGCCTACCAGCCCCCTGACCTCTAACATTGCCCTTAGTAACTTGAAAGCTACCCAACGTTCTATTTATAGACAGCATTATATTTTCTGCAGACTGTGGGTTTGTCAGCACGTCTAATGTCATCCAGTTGTTGATTGCTTTATCGTACGCCTTGCCTGATGGGTTATCGTTGGTAACTCCCTTCTCATTTACACGCTGCTTTCCCCACGACATCAAACGCGGAACAAAGGCTCCTTCCTGTAAATCGTACCAGTTTTCTTTGTACTCACGCCACGCTCTTCTGCCACGTTCCATAATCTCAGGTAGTGTACCTTCAATTTCTCCCGTTTGTTGATTCAATACACGAAGGTTGCCTAACGGACGAGCATTTCCATCTGCATCTATGACTTCAAAGTCACCGTACTTGCTCTCTACTAATTTAGAAGTGTTGGCTAACTTACCTGATACTGCGCCATCATCTCTATACTTAAAGCGAAGTGCAGCTACAAAACGGTCTAATTCTGCAAACTGTATAGGGTCCATGTCAAAGAAAGGCAGGTGTTGGTCATTTTCTGCAGCGTCTGTAATTAATTTTTGTGCAAGAATAGCTTGTTTGTTTCTGCCTTTAGGAAAATCTGTCCCTTCTTTCTTTGCTTGTTTTACAAGTATAGCGATGTATTGGTCTACATCCTTCCCTGCATCAAGAGCAGCATTTGTAAAAAACGCAGATGTTAATTCAACTAGAGTGTCGTCTATAGCCTTGATATCTCCCGGACGCATACCCTTCCCTTGCCCTCTTACTAGAGGTCCAGTTGCAGGATAGTCCAGAGTTGTCAAATCTAGTATCACATCCAAAACAGGAACAGTTGGAGATGTTGTGATGCGCTGATTAGTACTATCTAAAAATACAGCATTATCACTTTTTAAAAATACAAAATCTTTTGATGCAACTTCTTTTGCTCTACCGTGACGAGAAACAAGGTGCATTTCAAACAACCCTAACGGACCCACGCTCATTGCTACATCTGGATTGTCTTTTGTTTGTAAGAACGCACGTGCTTCCTCTCCTGCTCCAAATTGTAACTTCAGTTCGTCCGCTTTGTTTTTTATAAGTTGAGTGATTGGTCCGTACGTGTTGATTAGATGCTGTTGAAATTCAGGTGCGGGAACTGCGTTCATGTCGATTAAATTCTTTTCACGAAGAATTGTCATAGCATCATCAAACGTCATGTGGTCACTAATATCAGGACGACCCCCCGGAGAAGTTGGGGAAAGTACACCTGAGTTACCATGCAAAACATTCAAGTATCCACCTACACCTTCTTTGGATACTACATCAAGAAGTGTTTTTAAGTTTTGTTGTTCAACTTTAGCATCCTCGTGATACCGCTTAATTGTTTCAAAAAATACTTCGTCCACGTTTCCGGTGGACTCCATTTGCTTTAAAATCCTATCCAACTCACTGTTTAACTGCTCACCTAGCACACGTATCTGTTGAAGCTGTTTAACTTGGTTGCCCTTAATTGTATCTTTTACAGCTACAGTTTTAGATATTGAATCTTGAAGATGTCGTAGCGTAACAATATCAGTCAAAACTGGCAACGTTACATCAAGAACAGCTGCATCTACACCTGCATTTTCAAGTTTTGTTCTGTATAGGTCAATACGACGAGCATGTTCTACAGCCATGTCGCGTATTTCTGGTGCAGCTCTTTGAAAGTGGCTTACTAGTAATTCTGTCCGTTTTCGTGTATCTTTAGTAACGCTGCTTTTTAAGTAATCTATACCGGCAGGAACCTTTCCTCTGACGTAACTTGTAAAAAATCCTGCGCCTACACCAATTAAAGCCCCTAAGTCTCTGTCCATCATAGATGCCTCTTCAAAGAAGAATCCTACAGATGCAGCACCTGCCAAAACATACCTGTCTTGTATGTTGTAGTCTCTGATAAATTTAGGAACTGCGCTTCTGCGTTGTATTCCAGTTAGGGAAATGCTAATTTCATCTACTTGAGAATCGATGTTTCTAATCTTCTCGTCTAAATCAGGACTGTACGTTTCAGGATTGTTTCTTTGTTTTACTAAACGAGTGCGTTGGTCAGCTAGAGCAGACAAACGGTCTGTTTGTTGCACAACTTCTACACGCATTTTTGGTGGAAGAGACGCATCATTTACCTGAAAGGCTCTAGCTAAACGTTCACCCGTAATTTTATCTAACTTATCATTCCCTTGACGAAGTATCCCTTTGCGTATACCAAAATTACCTGCTCTGAATTGGTCTATAAATCCTTTAATAAGTTTCTCTTCAGGTATTTCTTTTCCACCACTCAATTCAAATTGTTTCTTTACGTACGCACGATACTGAGAGTGCATGTACTTTGCGTTTGCCGTGGTAAAGAAATTAGATACTTTGTTGGGTGCGTTCATTTCAAGAAACAGACGTGCCGTAAAAGCAGGCAAGCCCGTTTGCTCACGAGCCAAATCTTCTGCTGTAGAAAGGTCCATGTCAATCCCACGTGATGCCCATTCATCTTGAAGCTCTTGAGAGGCGGGTTTCCACCACATGTCTAGCAAAGCTTGTCGACCTGTGTAAGAAGAGATGTCTTCGTTGTACCATGTATTTATGCCGTCACCAAACCAACCTGCAATTTCTCCGACCATGTACAGACCACCTTCTATTGTGCCTCTACCGAATGTTTCAGTTGCAAGCGTACCTATTCTTTTTGCTTCTTCGATTGCAATATTTTCAAGACCGTCATTAATTATAAAGTATCTGGCACGGGCAGGCACGTTTTGCCGTAATAACTTTTCATTCAGGTGTTGTGCATGCATAGCCCGAATGACTTCCGCTCCCGGTTCGTCTTGATTCGCACCTAGTGCCATACTAAAAATTCTGTTAGTGTATGCTAAACGGTTGTACGCAGATGCAGACATGTCCTTGTAATTTACTTCTATCTCGCCTACACCGAATGGACCGGGTACGGTTATTGAATCAGGAATCCTTGTTAGTTCGGCAGTCGCTTCTTCAAACGGAAAATCTACGTATTGAGCATCTTGTGTAATGGCGCGAACTGCACCAAACTGATTCATCATCTCTACACGTTCTTCAAAAGTATCAGGCAGCATTTCTATTTCGCCGTCTTGATTTTCTACAGCATCCCAAGTCATAAATTGATTGGTTACGTAATCTTCGTCATCCAAGTTAAGTACGTTTGAAATACCTACTTTTTCCCTAAATTTTACCTTTGTCCAATCTACAGGCACTTTTCTTTTGGTTACCATCCCCATGCCCGGTATCTTTATGTCTGTACCCGGTATCGGGGTGGGGGCCATTTCTGTTTCAATCTGGTCAGTAAGTACGCCAGACGCTTCTACCGCTTCCTGTTTTTTCTTCTGCTCTTCTCGACGCAAAGAATCTGCCTGCAAAAATACACCTATAGGAGACGCTGACGGCATCAATGTGGACATCTGCAAGCCTATGTTAGATTGTTTAGTATCTTCCGCCATTAGATAGAACCGCCTTCTTCGTTACTTTTCATTACTTTAAATTTAAAAGTTCGTTCTGCTCTTTGACGTTGTGAATCAGTAAGGTCGTCAACAGTCACGCCTAGTCTCGTTGCTGCTTTTTGCAATTCTTCGTTCAATCGTTCATTGAACACATCTTCAGTTAAACCTAAATACTGGTCATCTGGGTCAAGTTTTGGAGAACGAGGATTTTGTCCTTTTGTATTGATATAGTTAACTGCGTAGTTTACTCCCATATCGATATGGTACACGCTGTCTGCAGCCATGCTAAGTGCAACAGCCGTGTTGTAAGCAGCCCTTTCCCTACCGTCAGTAGATGTTTGATACTTTGCACGTGTGTACATATCTTTAATTAAGTCTCGTGCTGCTTCAATCGTGGCAACCTGTGTCTCTGCACTTGTTAAAAATCCTTGACGTAGTGCGTTAAGAATTAAGGCAACGTCTTGGTCAGAAATCGTACGACCCCCTGTGCCACCCTGCACGGCTGCGGATATCTGATAAGCTAAAGTAACAAGATAAAATTGACGAGCAGCTAAATTCTGTCTTACTTCAGGGGACATACCACGAGAAGCTGCATCTACTTTTGCAGCCATTTCAGATACAATTTTTTCAATTTGGTCTCTGCCTGTGTTCCCCGTATTTCCCGTTGTTAAATTTTGATGTCTCCCAGTGGTGGCTAGACCAATAGACTGTTTAAAGGAATCTAATCCAGATAGTAGCTGTGTAGCGTTAGCTGTACCAGACCCACCCAAGAAATCTAAAACTACTCCCTTTAATCCACTTGCAACAAAAGGTAGGTCAGCTGCCTGTAATCTAAAATTAGCAATGCCTGTAGCGTCAAGTAAGGTAGCGCGGCCTGTGTTTCTGTCTATGTTATAGTAAGTACTTAAAAAAGAATTAGCAGTACTCAAAGCAGCAAACGCACTATCTCTCATTTCTATACCCGCAAAGAAACGTTTTTCACCCGGGCCACCCATGCCGGGTTGAAATTCTAATAGTGCGTCTTGAAATTCTGGGGACAAATATGCGCCGGGGCCACCCTTTGCCTTTGATTTGCGAGAGGTAATCCAGAGCTGTTGAGTTTCTACAAGGTCTTCAAAAGAATCTGCTGCACCTACAATTTTATTTGCAAAGAATCTTACATCTTCAGGTTGAACACCTAAATTAACTCCATTTGACCACGCGACGAAAAGGTCCATGTATGTACTATTACCATCAGGAGTTTTTAAGTTTCTTAGACTTCTGTACGCTTCAGGTATGGCTTGAATGTCACTGTACCTAATTATACCGTTAGGTTCGGCTATAGGGGTTACTCCGTCAACAGGACTTCTTTCTACATCAAACATAAGCATCATAGCTGGACCCGCGTGTCGTATGTCATTTAAACCCTGTACTTGCATGTAATGAGATTGCAAATAGCTATAGTTATCTTTTTGTGCTGCTGGAACAGAAGTAGGAATCAAACGTACTTTTTGATTATGCACAGGTTGAATGTGCGTTTGATTTGGAGTCAGTGCGTAATCTTCAGCCAGAACAATTACTTCGGCTGCTTCACCTAAAGCAGGGTCAGTGTTGCTAAAAATAAACTGTTGCATATTTGTATACGCATCTTCAAAGCTGACCTTATCATACTGTTCAAGAGCCTCACGCATACCTTTAATTTCAAGCATCGGTCTTGTAGTATCAAACACTTCCTCTACCAAAGGTTTAAACTCTTGAGGGGGAATTGCAGCATCTCTATTCAAGGCATTGTTTCTACGACGCTCTTCTTCTAACTTAGTTTTTTTCTGTTCGTACAAAGAGAATAGCACAGGTGCAAAAGTTCGAACGTATTCTTCTGCATGTCCTTCACGAGTGTTTATTTTTTCAATACGAGACGGAGTAAGTTTTTGTACCATCGTAGCACGTTGTTGTGGAATACTGTCTTGTTTTATACCCCCAAAGAAAACAACTTTACCGTTTTCTATAAACGGCATTTGTTCCATGTGTCCGTTTACTTTACTAGCCATAGTACTGTAATTTGATGCGTTTGGTCGGCTGCTTTTTAATATCTTACCTGTGCCTTGTTCGACGGTTACATCTATAAGTTCTGTTGCTGTTGCTCTATCCTCTGCTGTAAGAGAAGAGTCATTAAGAAGTTTTAATTCCCCGTTAACACGAATTGCTGTAGTTTCAGTTTTATCCCGGTCAATAGGACCAACAATAGAAGGAGTGCCGTTTACTACGCCAACTTGTCCCTTGCCAATGACAGTGATGTCTTCAAAAACGCTTGTAAATACTGATGTTTTAAAATCAGACGCATCATCTGCAAAGACTTTAACTGTCTCTCCTGTTGCCTTGTTAACAGCAGTAGCAATCGCCCTCTTTTCTTCCTTACCTTGTATAAATTCAGATTCAGGGTCGCCTAGCTTTTGAGAACCTTTGTACTTTTGTTTAATTTTAGTATAGTCGTGTGTGGCAATATCTAAACCATTTTGTGCCAACTCATTTTCCATATCTTTAAAGCTTGAAGCACTGTTCCTTTGTACCTTACCTTCGGAATTTGTCATTAGCCATTCGTAAGTAATTTCTTCGTATTCCAATGCCTCTGGAATTATTCTTTCTGATAACGTTGTACGTTCTGAAATAATTTTACCTTTTGAATCTTTGTACGTGTTGTACTTTAATTTAACTATGCTTTGTGCGCCATGTTGTGCTTCTAGTTCAGTTAAACGGTCAGAACCAACTTTTGAATATTTTATACTATCTGATATCTTTTTGTTATTTTTAAATACCGCAGGAACAATAACGTCGTACAGAGGGTTTCCCCTACGAGCATCCCTGTCAAACTCTTCTGTTATGAATTTTGGCTGACCAATAATACGCATATTAGCATCTATGTTAGCTGTGTAAGATTGAAGAATACCCTCTGTGCGTATGGCTTCTGTTACAGCTTGTGGTCGTTGGGCAAGAGTATACATTTTGTCACCTACTCTGTAACCTCTATCAACAGCCATTCCAAACGCGGCTGTTTGGTCCTCTACGCTATATCTTTCCCTTGTACCGTCAGGTTTAATATGCCCTACCTGACGAGCAAAACCACCTCGGTTCCAATTAGAATTTAATTTATCTAACTCTTTTTTAGTTCCAATAACTTGATTATTTTTCAAATCAAGGCCAGAAAAAAGTTGTGTTCCCACAGGTTCCTGATTCATTTTGTTTTTAACTTCATGAGCAAAAATATAACTATCTCCGTTAGCGGAAACCCCTGCAACTTTTTCATATCCCGAAAGTGGCTTGGCTCCCGGAAGAACTATTAGTTCTTGCACATCACCTGTTTCTCTATTTAAATACAGACCCCTGCTTTGTTGAAGTCTTACTTCTCGTTCCTTAGAAACATCTACAGCTTGCTGCTCTGCCTTTTTCTTTTTAATATCTGCTTCAAGTTGATAATCAATTTTTTCTTTTTCTTGTGCTTTCTCTGCTTCAGCAGCATCAGAGGCAGCTTTAACTCTGCGTTTTTTACCGTAGTTTGCAGTGAGAGCGTACAACCCAAGTGAAAACAAATCAGCCATTATTCCTGCTCCTGCTGTTCAGTAGCGATAAATCCCTGTGGAGAAACATCAATTCTAAAGTTGTTTTCTTCTTCGTAATTCATGCGTAATTTTTTGTTTCTTTCTTCTTCCATAGCAGAATACAACTCAGGATTACGTTGCTGCATAATATTAAAGAACGCACCTTCTTTCACATTCCCCTCTGGGTCTTCCTCTTCTTGTACGAACATCACAGGCTCGAACCCTTCTTGTACAGCCATGTCGTACAAAAACACACCAACTGCTGGCTTAATTAATTCAGCCACATCTGGAGTAAACGCACCTGACATAAACCCTTTAAAAGCAACTTGGTCCACCAACTCTTCAATAGTGATGCCAGCCAACATTAACTTTAACATGTCTCCTCGTGCAGGACCGTTTCCGATGCTTTCTGTAACGTGGTCAATCGCATCATCAGGATTAGCAAAACGAGCAGGTTGTTCCCATGCCCACTTGCCCGGTGGTCCAGTAAGAGAGTTGCCCGGTGGGGCAGCAAGTGCGGTAATTTTATCTTGCATAATTTATCCTGTTAGTTTGGCACGTGCGCGGCGTCTTGCGGAGGTTGTGCTGGCAAGTGATGCCTTAGAAGTGACTGTTGGATTAGCTGTTTGAATGGATGGTAAACCCATAATTCTAGCACGTTTAGCTAGATAGTTTTGTACGCGAGGATTGGCTAGTGCGCTGTTTACTCTGCCGTTGTTACCTAAAGGAATCATCCTTGCTCTACCCGCTTGAAAATTAGTGTTTGTATTTACACCAGACGCAGATATTCGAGGGACGGTGGGCAAGTCTTCAAATTGTAAACTTCTTCTTTTCCCCTCTGCTAGTTCCGTTCCAAAATTAATAAGGTCTTTTCCTTCTTCAAATATAGGAGACAGAAACGAACCGACCTTAGTACTACCAAATGCCGGGATACCTAGCTTGTTGAATCCACTTCCTATGATACTTTCATCACTGTATTTACCATCAACGGTTTCCCCAAACAGGTATTCTTTCCCAACCATACTACCTAATATGGTTGCACCTAACTTTAGTGTATTTCCACCTACTGCTTTTGATAACCAACTCATGTCTTCTACCCCCCAAATATGTTATCGATTGCCTTGATAATCAAGAAATCGTCAAATTTATCATCGTACAACGAAGCGTTTTGACTGAAGGATGCTGCTTGCATTGCTGCGTTGTGTGCGCGGTCTTTGTCGTTCTCAGATATTTGCATAGCCCACGCAGCTTTGTCTCGATACAACTGCCATAGATTGTTTAGTGCGTTCTGCTGGATGCCAAGTAAATTAAGAGCGTTCTGTCTGTTTGTTTCGTTTTGATTTGCCGTGTTTTGTGTATTTACATTGCGTCTCCAGATAGCGTTACTCTGGTCAATTTCAAGACGCATGTTTGCATTAAATTGTTCATAATTTGCTTCCATCTGTACGTTAAATTGCTCAAGCGCAGAAGATTGAGATGTGTTAAATTGCTGCACAGCAATCGAACGTTGTATGTTTGCTGTTTCTATATTTGCGCCTAGTTCGGTAAAGAACTCTTGTATGTCGTTTTCAGATTTTGCATTAAATTGTTTTGCGGCGTTTTGAGCAGCAGCATCCGATACGAGTGCGCTTACCTTTGACTGATACGTAATTGTGTTTGACTGTTGTTCGTTTGTAAGATTTTGTAAGTCAATAGACAGAAAAGCCTTAGCGTTGCTTACAGCGGCTTGTTGACGATTGTTTAAGTTTGCCATGTCCATTGCAGCAAACGTTGCAGCGTTCTGTAATGCAGCTTGTTGTTCGTTGTTTAAGTTTTGTAGCTGTATAGTAGCATATTTATCTGCATCTGCTTGTGCAATCGGTATACCAGACTCCATGACGGCCTGTGTAATTGCTGCTGCAGCCATGCTGGACGCACCCAATCCGCGCTGTTGCATGATTGCATTGACACGACGAACAGCGGGAGAAGCCCACGGTGGAAGAGGTCCACCTGAGTTTATAGAGTTCATCAACTGACCAAGTTGGTACTGAGTTGTGGCTCTTTGGTCTAACTCTTGTGTTGCTGCTTTCGCTATACTCTGTTGTCCAACCTGCCCTTGTGCTGCTTGCATCTGTGCATCTTGAGAAAGTTGACCTTGAGCTGCTTGAGCTTTACCAACTTGAGGAGCAGCTTGTGATGCTTGATATGTGGCAGCTTGAAATGGCGTTGGGTCTTGTTGTGTAGGAGCAGTAACAGGAACAGCCGGTGCTACTTGTGGCGCAGTACCGATAGTATTTTGAGACAGAAGTTCATTAGCTTGTACCTTCTGCTCTTTAACAGTTATTTCTGCGCCGGTAGGTAAAGTAGATTCAGCTAGGTCAGCCTGTTGCGCTTCTTGTGCAATCGTAGCTTCTTCTAGTTCTTTACCAGTTTTACCCTTAGTCGTTTTTTGATTTGGAGGCTTTTTTGCCATGTTAGTGTTTCCCTGATTGCCTTGATTAGCTGGGTTTGTCTGCGCTGTAAAATAATTGTTAGCTACCTGAACTCGTGTTCCATCTGCTTTAAATGCAAATATGTTTCCGGGGTTTGGAGCGACAGCAGCTCGAGGCATATTAGGGGTTGGGTCGTTCTGCTGTAGCGGGTCAGAGCCAGTGTATACCGCCATAATTACTTCCTTGTTGCACTAATTATTTTAATAACTAAATACGTTATTGTCAAGATACCAACTGCTAACGCTATCCACTGATTAAGTACGGGTAACCAGAACGGTGCGGACAAACCGCCAGTAGCTATGATAAAATCATCTGGTTTCATACTATAGCTCATCAGGCCAGTCATTAATCGGAGCGTTGCCAGTTGGCTGTGGTGGTTTTTGATTATCCATCGGCACATCAAACAAAGCCATAAACGCTGCATGGTCAGCCACATCTGCTATCAATGTTTCTATCTGTCCAGATTTGGTGCGAACAGCAGCACGATATGTAGACACTGCGCTGGGTATTGTTGTGGTGCTATCTTCTGCTTTACGTGTAATATACCAATCTGTTGTAGATAATTTATAATTAGCAGTTTGTTTTATTTGTTCAGTGTAAATTGTCTTTAGTCCTTTTGTTACAAGCTGCTTGTCTGTAACAGGGTCAATAATTGCATTACCGTCCTTATCAACTTCGTTTACATCTGTAAGTGATTTTGGTATAAGCGTTCCATCTGTTTCCCTACCCCAATAAAAACGATTATCGTAAGGTGCTTCTGATGCAGGTGGGTCTTCCCATGTAATACCTCTAGCAGCTTTTTCAGAGTCAGAGTATCTCATCCAAACTGCAGGATATTTTGTACC